AAATTCAAGAGTAGGAGATCGATATAGTTTATGTCCGTTATTATTACTCCATAACTTACGATCACTACTAAAGATGATACCAAAAAGACACGCATGATAATGCGGTCTATCAAGTTCTTCGCCATACTCTCCACACATATAAAACCTAACACCCTTCCCAAATTGTTTACGAAGCCGCTTCATGAAGCGCTGAAAATCGGGGTAATGGAGAGATCCACTCTCAGGTAAATGCTCAGGACTATAAGTAAGAGTAACGAAACAATTAGCAGCATGAGATCGCGACTCGTGTACGCACCTCGTGGCCCACTGCCGCGAACGCTCCAAGCGGCAGCCAATACAACGACCACAAGGCAAATCAAGACGACGACCGTCATTAGACTTAGCTTCCCAAAAAACTATAGAACCGTCAGGGCGCTGCCATGCTTCCAATGGATGATAGCACGGCACATCAAAGACGCCAACCGCCACGCTGTGGCGCGCCACGCAGGTTAACCTGCTTAGTATGCCCAACATTACGACGAAACTTCGAAGCAGAGTGCCGCTTCGAGACAGGCTTACGAACTACACGCATAAAAATGCTCCTTAAGTTGGTGTCACCTAGCACACTTACATCTAGTAGAGAACGTGTGCTAGGCGGACTTTACAGCTACTTTTGAACGCTGTCAACTGACGCGCCCGTTGGGCTTGTCTCCTCGACCTTTGGAAGCGCCTGTGGCGCATCCAAAGCTCCGAGGTCTCCCTTACCTACGGTAAGACCCAATTTCTCAGCCTCGGCCGCGTTAGCAGGATCAGAAACGAAATCCACGAACGCACCAGCGTCGTTACCAAATCGAGCACGAACATCAGCCGGCATCCGCATAAAAGCCGAATCAGCAGAACGAACCAAGTTCATCGCAGAATGGTAATCATACACCGAAGCAAAATCCCCATAACGGGGAACATTAACACCCTGGGGAATCTCCCCAGTCAAATTGAAGCGCTTAACAATGGTATTGATGTCAGAATCTTCCCGAAATTGTTGCTGCGCAAGACTCGGATCATTACACATCAAACCAGAATCATCTGAAGCCGCTTCACGATCATAATTGTACGGCGTACGCAAAAAAGGCATATCCATAACTACTCCATTAAACGTTGAACTTTACCTGCAGAAGAAGCAGCACGACCGACTACATTCGAGCCACGCTCAAGATACCTAATATTCTGACCCATCTTACTATTTTCAAAAGCCGCCTCATTCAAAGCAGCAGGAATCTGAAGACCTAACAATTTCGCCTGCGCAGCCAACTTAGCAGCTTGTTCAGTAGCTTGTTTAATCAACGCTTCCTTATTACTGCCTAAAATCTCCTTCTCCAAAATCTTAATCGCAGCAGCATTCCACTCACCATCACGCGCGATAAACGCGCGTTCGCGATTAACATCAACCCACGCTTGCATCTCCTGTTTAATCTTATCAGCTTGAGCAGTTAAATGACCTGCTGAAGCCGTAGTAGAACCCACTTGAGCCTCAACCAACGCTTTTTCGGCAACAGTCTTTTCAGTCTGTGCCCGCAAAAGCGAATTCTGCTCACGCATATTCTGAGCAGCCATCGCAGCAGAAGCCGCACTAACAGCAGCGGCATTCTTATTACCCATGACAGCAGTAGAACCCGCAGGGGTAGATGCACCCCCCTGCGAATAAGCCAACATAGGATTCAAACCGGCAGCAGACATATCCTTAACAGCACGTTGATAAGACGTATTACTCATACGCTCCTGAAAATCCATCTGAGCCTGCGACATAGCCCTATTCGCACTATTGGCCTCCTCTTGACCCTTGTAACCGGCGTACGCCGAAGCGGCGCCGACCACAGGGCCAATAACATCAGACAAGCCAATATCGAAAAAATCCATCGCTGAATCAAGCAAGCCCATTAGAAATGGTCAATCAAACCGGGAACACTAAACATCGGCATCGGACGAGCCATCTTAACGTCAAACAAACCGTCAAACAACAGCTGCTGACCATTCGCACCTGAACCAACTGCCAAAATACGAGCCACCGGCGGCGTATCCTGAATAAACGTGGAATTCAACGTCGGAACAGACGCGAATTTTTGGGCCAAGTGCCAAGGATCGATAGTTCCTGCCGCTGTAGAACGGAACAAACCGGTAATCTTCGACTGTCCATAGCGATACTCTCCCCATCGCTCTTGGTAGCCAAAAACATTATTATCCGACGAAGAACCGTCACAATAAATCTCCTTATTAAGAACCGCCTGTTCGCCAAGCATAGCGAACGCCGGGAAATAAAAATCATATCGAGTAGAACGAGACCACATCTTATGCAAACCTTGCTGATAAGTCAAATCAGCACGACAAGACACAAGACCAATAATCATCCCATGCTCAGTAGCAGAATAAGTAAACCCATTACGATTACTAACATAGGTACCCATAGCAGCCAAATTACCCTGCGGGGTAGACCCGCCAGTAACATTAGTAGCCGAAGTCTGAGCAATAGGACTAATATTAATAGGCGTAGAACCGCCTCCCAAATACTCAGGACGCTGCAGACGCATATCAGGACTAACAACGCCAAAATGCGCACGAACAATCTCCGTGTAACGAGTGCCACCACGCGCATCCCTTTCCAATAACTTCTGAATCTGAAAAGATTGCCGCAACTGATTAATAGTAGCGGCAGTAGCTGCACTCAAATCGGCCGACAAACCAGACTTAAAATAAGCATTCTCGCCACCACTAAAACCAGTGCCCTGACCTGACCAACCCAGCGCATTACTCCACTGAATGTTGGAATCAGCAGTACCAGCCGAATTAGTCAACTTCATAGCACCAGAGGCCACAATAGGAGCACTAGTACCAAGAGGCAACGTTACAGCAGTGCCACCCTTCTGAGGCCATGGGAGAGCTGAAGTAAAATAGTCCTTACGCTTGCCACGACGAAGCAATACATAATCGGACACGGTGTCGGGACCATCATCACGATCAACGACAACGCTATTCTGCATATTCTCATCTCGGAACCATTCATTCCAAATCAAATTATACGCACGGGCAAACAACGCATTATGGGAAACAGTAGCACCAGTAGCGACCTGACCAACAGTCGGCAAACCCATATAATCCTGCAACGAACCAACAGCATAACCATTAGCCGGTGAAACCTGCTGCGGAATCGTATAAGAAATAGAGTCACTGGGATTCGCTTGCTCACCCATAAACTTTTTCCAATTGTCCCAAACCAAACGATTAGGAACAAAGAAAAAGAACGTATCAAGATGCAAATTATCCAAAATCGGAAACAAAGGCGTAGCCAAACGACCGAAAGCCGTCATATTGAGATTAATAGTGTCACCCGGCAACACTTCATCGACATAAACGGGAACAAGATAACCAGTATCAAACGCAGTCTTATGCGTCATCATACGATTAAAGTGCGAACGCGGAATATCCGCTTCAGGAATCATCGCAAACTGATGTTGCGACGCAGACTTATTACGAAACATATTAGTTCACCTCAATGACTTGAGAACCTTTAATCAACAAACGAGGCTGCGGCTCACAAATAAAAGCGCCGACCTCGTCATCAAAAACACCAACAAAATACAAATCAAAATCTTCCGGATGCTTATTTAACTCATTATCAGCACCGGATCGGTTAACCTCATCAGTAAACGAACGAATCGCAGTACCTTCAGTCTGCGTAAAAACAGGACGAGAAAAACATTGTGCAGCACGATCGTGAATCGATACAATTACCTGTTTCATACTTTATTCCTCTGTTTTAAAGTTAACCGAGCATTAGTTACAACCTCTTTAGCCTGTAACCTCTGCCAAGTATTATCAAACGCAGCATGCGCTGCAGCCAGCTCACGATCAGCCTTAAGCTGATCAAAAGCATCTGGGTCTACCTTCTCGAACTTCTTATCATAAAAACGCGGAGGCTTAGACTTCTTACCAGAAACGACTACATAATCATTCGGATAAATATCACTCATATACTTATCCAAAAACAAAGCACCGATTCCGGGCTTTAAAGACATCTTATTAAACTCAGGAACAAGCTGATAAATTTCACCAGTATCGGGATCAACCTTCCGATAATGATCATCAGCCATAGTGCCAGTAACCTTTTTCATAACATACCGTGCTGTATACGCAGCGGTATCAAACGTCAACTCTGCAATAGTCGAAAAACCAAAAGGCCATAAAAATTCAAGAGTAGGAGATCGATATAGTTTATGTCCGTTATTATTACTCCATAACTTACGATCACTACTAAAGATGATACCAAAAAGACACGCATGATAATGCGGTCTATCAAGTTCTTCGCC